ATTTACTGGGCACCGAACATCTCGGTGTACACAGCGTAATGCCAATATTTTTAGACACAACAGGACTGACTTCGATTGCCATCGGTATATGCGACCGATGCAAGATGAAACGCGCCTTTGTGCAATTAGGGCCAGACCCCAACTTCCCCGGACTACGGGTGTGCGACCAAGGGTGCAGGGATCAGTTCGACCCCTACCGCCTTGCCGCCCGTAAGACCGAGCGTATCAACCTGCGGTTTCCTCGTCCTGATGTACCCATCGGTGCTGGCGATAACTACCTGATGACTGGCAGTCAATCAATGGATGGCACAAGCCAGTTCCAGATTTCGACTGAGCAGAACACACAGACGCCAACACAGACAGGCAACAAAGATACGATTGCGCCGAACCCGCCCGACAATACGAGTACATAAATGTCAGCACAAGTCGCCATAACCCAACTGCCAACCGCTGGTGTCATTACAGGCACTGAGGCGGTTCCTATCGTCCAAAATGGCGTGACCGTGCAAACTACGACGGGCGCGATTGCCGCCTCGCCGACGCAGACTTACACATATCTGACCGTCAACCAAACGCCTCAGTTGGCAAACAGCCGCTATGTTGGCGTGAGCAATGGCTTGTCGATCACTGACGGCGGAGCGCAGGGACTCTTCAATATCAGCACCACAGGCGCTTTATTGTCTTTGGTAAACTCTGGTACTGGCTTTCAGGTAAAAACCTCTGCTACGGCCATTACAAACCGTTCTATCGCGGTTACAGGCGCTGGCTTGTCGATTTCTAACGGTGACGGGATTGCAGGCAACCCAACCATTGGTTTGGCTGGTCAGGTTCTGTCTTTGGCAAATTTGAACGCCAATGGCTTGATGACAATCACTTCGGCTGGTGTTTTAAATGCCACCTCAATTACTGGAACGGCCAATCAAGTTGGTGTTGCAAATGGCGATGGCATAGGTGGCGCTCCAACAATTTCGATTGTGGACAACGCAACGCTCCCCGGCACGGGTGGCGTGGTCGTCCCCAAAGGCACAACTCTTCAACAACCTGTGGGTATCAGCGGCCAGTTCCGCTTTAACACTACAACAAATCGTTTTGAAGGCTATATTAGTGGCTCTTGGGTGAACATTGGCTCTGGCGACGGTACGGTTACCAATGTCAATGGCACAACCAATCAGATTGCTGTTTTGAATGGCACAACAACGCCAATCATCAGTATTGCGTCCAACCCAATCATCCCCGGTACGGCCAGCATCACCATGCCTATTGGTGGCACAGCCGCACGCCCATCTGGCGTGAACGGTATGTTCCGCTACAACACCGATTTAGGATTGTTTGAGGGTTTTATCAACGGCTCGTGGCAAGTTATTGCCGCTGGTACTGGCGTTACCTCAATCGCCACGGGCACTGGCTTGACTGGTGGCCCAATCACCTCTACGGGCACTATTTCAATCGCTAATTCTGGTGTAACTGCTGGTACTTATGGCTCGTCATCCCAAGTCCCAAGTTACACGGTCAATGCACAAGGCCAATTGACCGCTTCCGCAAATATTTCAATCTCTGCCTCTGCTATTGGTGCGGTTACTTCTGTAACTGGAACAGCCAACGAGATTGCATCAACTGGCGGTCAGACCCCTGTTCTCTCGTTGCCAAGTTCATTGACATTTACCAGCAAGACGATTACTGGTGGCGCATTCAACATGGCTTCTGCCCAAGTTGTTTCGGACACGGTTACCACTAACACTGCGGCGCAAACGCTAACCAATAAAACAATCAACGGCGCAAACAACACTCTGACCAACATTGCAAACGCAAGTTTGACGAACTCGTCTGTGACCGTTGGCACAACTGCAATTGCTCTGGGCGCGTCATCTTTGACATTGGGCGGTTTGACTTCGGTTGCGGTGACACAAGACCCAACAACCAATTTGGAATTGGCAACCAAGCAGTATGTGGACAATGTTGCCGCAGTAGGGTTGACATACCACCAGCCAGTGCAGGCGGCTTCTGTTTCGGCGTTTAATGAAGCCGCTATGGTTTATAACAACGGCGCATCTGGTGTTGGCGCTACTCTTACTAGAACAAGTAGTTTTATTACATTTGTCATTGATGGTTACAACCCATCAGTTGGGCAACGGGTAATGATTAAAAACCAAACTACTCAAGCATGGAACGGCATTTACACAGTTACAACTGTTGGCTCCCCTTCTGTAGGCTTTGTTTTAACTAGAGCAACGGACGCTGATACTTATGGCAGTGGTACAAACCAATTAAGCCTGAATAGTTATTTCTTTGTACAAAACGGTACGGTCAACAAGGGAACTGCTTATGTTTTAAGCGCCCCAGCAGGCACAATTACATTTGGCACTTCCAGCATTCAGTTTGCTGAATTCAGCAGTTCACAGGTTTACACTGGAACAACGCCAATCGATGTTACTGGCACGGTAATTTCTTTGACAACTGTCCCTGCTAATCTTGGTGGAACAGGGCAGTCTTCATACGCGGTTGGTAATTTGTTGTATGCCTCTGGCACTACGGCATTGTCAAAGTTGGCGATCGGCACAAACAGTCAGGTGTTGAAGTCAAATGGAACAGCCCCTTATTGGGATTTGAATCCAACATATTTGCCAATTGTGTTACATAGCGGAGCATCAACAAACATCCCTATTGGAAGTGGTTACTTGCCTGTTTTGTTACATGACGGCGTAACCATAGTCAATGTGGCTTTATTTTGAGGAATAGAAAATGACGGCACGATACCCACTCGTAATTGCTGGTGTCACGATTGAAGAAATTCAAACTGGCGACACCTATAACTTGGATCAAGGAACCAGCCTTCCGCTGGCCACTGGTGTCACTGGCGTTTTGCCTGTTGCCAACGGCGGAACCAACTTGTCGTCATACACGGCGGGCGGGGTGCTGTATGCCTCAAGCACGAGCGCACTGGCTCAATCTGCAAACCTTTCTTATAATTCATCTACAAGTGTGCTGACCGTTGGGACAGGCACAACTGGCGGTATCTCAGGAGGAACCTTTTAATGGCGGCTTTAAACTTTACCCCGATTTCGCTGTATTACAGCACTACTGCGGCGGCTGTTCCCTCTGCTGGAAACCTTGTCAGTGGTGAGTTGGCGCTCAACATTACAGACGAAAAACTGTATTTTAAGAACGCCGCAGGCACTGTAAAGTTGTTGGCTTCAAACGCTGTTACTGCGCCTGTTACAACGATTTCTTTTGGCTCAACTGGTCTTACCCCTTCAACAGCAACTTCAGGTGCTGTAACGGTCGCTGGAACGCTTGCAATTGCAAATGGTGGTACGGGTCAGACGACAGCAGGCGCGGCGTTCAATGCCTTGTCCCCCATTACCACAACTGGCGACTTGATTCTAGGCAATGGAACCAACAGCGCAACCCGCCTTGCAATTGGCGCAAACGGCTATGTTTTGACGTCCAATGGCACGACGGCATCATGGGCGGCGTCATCAGGTGGTGTTACAACTTTCAGCGCAGGAACTACTGGTTTGACGCCAAACACGGCAACTAGTGGCGCAATCACTTTGGCTGGAACATTGGCAATTACCAATGGCGGTACAGGTCAAACATCAGCCTCTGCGGCGCTTACGGCGCTCGGCGGCATCAACACTGGTAAGTCCATCGCTATGGCGATGATTTTTGGATTCTAAGGAGCAATCATGGCAAACCCAAACATAGTCAATGTAACAACAATCAATGGCATTACGACCTTTCTAACGCCAACCGACACTATAGCCAATGTGTTGTTGTCTAATGCGGCGTCTTCTGGATTGGTTTTTAAAATCAATAACATTGTTGCGGCTAATGTGGATGGCACAAACGCTGTAAATGTTACTGTTTCAATCGACAACCAAGCCGCTGGTGCGGGTACGGATTTTCCGATTGTGTCTACTGTTTCTGTACCTGCTGATGCTTCGCTGATTGTGGTTGACAAGACCACATCGTTTTACTTGATGGAGAATCAATCCATCGTCGTAACCAGCGGTACAGCAAGCAAAATCACATACACAATCAGTTACGAATCCATCGCGTCTTAAAAGGAGTTCAGCATGGCTATGCGTTCTCCTGCTGGGTTTATCTCAGCCTTTTTTGACCCGCTGAAGAATCCCAACGCGCCGACTTCACCAGTGGCTACGGGTGGCGATGTTTCTGCGTCTGTTGCTTTTACAGCGCCAGCCAATGTAGGCGGGTCTGCAATCACAGAGTATTACGCTGTTGCCAATGATGGGACAACAGGTAATGCGGCTTCTTCTCCTGTGACTGTTTCAGGCTTAACAAATGGAACCCCATACACATTTCAAGTGTGGGCGCTGAACAGTTACGGCCCCGGTGTATTTAGTGTGGCTAGTAATAGCGTAACTCCTGCTACGCCGCCTCCTAATGGATTCTTTGCTGGTGGTATTACGGGAGTTACGGCATTTACTGAAATAAGTCAAACAGTTATTGCTTCATCTGGAACATTTTCCACTTTTGGGCAATTGACTGTAGGTCGTTATTCCCCATTTGGCGTGGGTTCAACTACACGCGGAATTATTGCTGGCGGTGCTGACAGCAGTAATAATGGACTGAGTAGCATGGATTACATCACTTATGCCACAACAGGCAATGCAACAAATTTTGGAAACATGACAACCGCGCTTTATATTGGCGCATCTATGACAAACACAACAAGAGGCGTTTTTGGTGGCGGTTGGAACGGTGGTACGCCATCAACGGTAATGGGTTATGTCACCATAGCAAGTGTTGGTAATGCAACATCATTTGGAACTTTGGCTAGAAAGCAAAGAAACTTTACTGCGGTTTCAAACCAAACTTACGGTGTAATGATGGGTGGGTATAACCCAGATGACGGAACAAATGATTTTTGCCAGTACATCACAATTGCCACTACAGGCAACTCCACACAATGGTCAAGCATGAACGCGGCAACCACAACATTTGCTGGTCTTTCTTCTGCAACAAGAGGTATTTTTACTGGCTCTAGTTTTGCTTCTGTTATTCAATTTATAACAATTAGCACAAGCGGCTCTAACACCGCGTTTGGAGATTTGCCGTTTAGTAATAGTTTTACCGCTGGATGTTCAAATTCAGTAACAGGATTGATAGGCGGTGGCACTGACCCAGTTCAAAAATTAACAATTGCAACCACAGGTTCGCAAGGAACATTTGGCAATCTTGGAGCCAACGCTCGTGGTTACATGGTTGGGTTGTCTTCTCTCGGCGGAGGTTCTTAAAAATGCCATCATATTCAGGTGTATGGACACTCCCTGCTCAGTACCAAGCCAGAGGTTTAAACAATTGGCCGTTGCCGCCTTTAACGGGCGCATTGGCTTATGTTTTTGCAGGCAACATAAATGTTACTGCCTCTGTTCAATATTTCAATATACCGTCTGGCGGGGTTACAACAGACTTTGGGCAAAAATTCTACAATACAACTTACGCTAGCACACAGGGTGCGTTGTCAAACAGCGTGTATGGATTGTTGACTTCGCACAGCAATCCACCGGAAAATAGAGATAAAATAGAGTACATAACTTTTGCCACATTGGGGTCTAATGGCGCTTGGGGTAACCTAACGCAATCCATGTCTCTTTCAAGTGCTTGCTCAAACTCTACTAGAGGGCTTATTGGGGCAGATGGTTTTACTGGCCCAATCTACAACCTTATTAACTTTGTTACTTTGTCTTCAACGGGGAACGCATCCTCGTTTGGTCAGTTGGCGGCGAATGGGCCGCAACAAGGCAGTGCTTTGGCGTCTACAACGCGTGCTGTTTTTGCAATAGGTTACGATAATTCTGCTAGCGCTCCTGACTACGCAACTTCTGCAATGCAATATGTGACAATTGCATCTACTGGAAACTCTGTATTTTTTGGGAATTTAACTAACCAAAGAAGGAATGCTGGTGGTGCAGGGTCTTCAACTAGAGGGCTTTTTATGGGCGGTCGCAATAACGATACTGGCGCTCAAAATAGAATTGACTACATCACAATAGCCTCAACAGGAAATGCAACTACTTTTGGTGATTTAAGCGTTGCCAGAATGCCTAGCGCAACATCTGATTCAATAAAAGCGGTTGCTGTTGGAGATGCAAACGAGAACTCCAATGTAATTGATTATGTGACGATTGCCTCAACTGGTAATGCAACCAATTACGGCACTCTTTCATCTTTCATAAATGGGGCGGCTTGTTCCAATTCCCACGGAGGCTTATAAATGTCTAAAAAATGGCCCGGTGGCATCATCACCCCGACCCCTGCAACTCCAA